CTAGTAGGACTAAGTTCCTGTTAGAACTAGCCGACCATATGGAGAACGTGGAGTTGTTTTTGTGTAGTAATCTATGGGATAGTGCGGAGAGAAGTAATGCCTTAACAGCTTATACAGAGATGTATCTATGGGCTAGACAATGTGCTGAGAGGCACGGAGTTAAATAAGAATAGAAGGGGCGGCTTGTGTCGCCCTTTTCTTTTATCTAGTGCCTAACATCTTAAGCTTTTTAACTTCGTCTTTTTGTAACTCTAAGTAAGTCATTAAGAAATCTAATTCATTTTCATTTAGATCTGTTATGTCTTTTTCAATATCTAAAGCTTCTAAAGCTTTCTCTACACCTTGTTTAGTTACACCACTACCCTTCTTACTTATCTTATACAACTTATTAGTACGGCTATCTTCTGGTGATATGCTAAGCTCAAGTATATCTATTGTTTTTTTCTTAGCCTTCCTAAGCACCTCACCTAAGAGATCCTTACGTTGTTTGTTATTACCATTCTTCCAAGCAGGTGTAGCTAAGGCATACTCAGCTTGTTGTTCTAAGAACTGAAACACTATCTTGTTAATATGATTCTGTGTCTCAGGTATAAAGGCTTTAATCTCAGTACGCCATTGAGGTTTACCTATTTGATTAAACATCTTTTGTATATGAGTCTGTCCGGGATTTTCACGATAACCAAATAGACGACCTATAGGTGCTGTACCTTTAGCATCAGTTAATGCATTGAACTTCTCAGGCGCTAACTCTGCACCACTAAGGGCACTGTATATCTGATCAACGTATCTTGCAGAATTGTTAACCCATTTAGATCCTTGTTTGCGATCTATAGCTACGAAATCTTCACCTCTACCTAAAGCTATAGTTGTGTTAACAGGATCAAACGGACGAGTATAAGCACTAAGATACATAGAGACTGTGTCTTGTACTATATCCTTTAGCCCATCTCTAACTGCCTTATCTTCTCCTGAAGCACCATCAATTAATAGATCAAAAGCTATTTTAGCTGAGTCACCTAGCTGTCTTGTAAGTTGTCCCGGCCCAAATATATCTACTACTTGTTTCGTTAACTCTGGCGGTATAGAACCCTCTTTGTAAAAGTGTGCACCCATACGACCTGCTGCTTTATAGAAACTAAAAGGGAAGTCATACATACGGTTACGTATAGACCCATCATCCCTACGTTCTTCAAACCAAGCTAAACCTTCTTCCATATTATCCATCTCACGAGCCGTTGTTACGGCTATAAGACTTAATCCTACGGCTGTCTTAGTGAGAAGTTCTAAAGGATCACGAGTAGTACCTGCCGCATATTTATGTGCCAAGCTAATGCCTGTGTGATCAAACATGTGACCTAGTGTGTTATTAAAGAACTGACCGAAAGGAATCATAGCACCTAAACCCGGAACTTTACGAGACTCTTCTAGAATCTTAGCTCCAAAACCTAGTATTCCTTTAGCATCTTTACCGTAAGACTTAGCGTATACATTACGTAATGCGTCTTCTACAGCTAACGTTTGTATCTCTGCGTAGGTGTCACCCTTCATTACCTTGTATAAGTCAGGGTCTTCTAAGAACTCAGAGTAAGTCTTACCATATTTAATACGTACTTGTTTGTCTAAGGCATACATAAACTCTTGTGTCTTAGTGTACATGTCTTGAGCTTTAACACCGTACATAGTCTGAGCAAAGTTCATAACCTTCTCTCCTACTCCGGGCTTACCTATGTCACCTACTTGAATGCCTAATTGTTTATACACATCATCTAACTCTATGCCACCTGCCATATACCTAAACAATTCTTTTTGTGTTTTAGGGTTAGCCGCTAAGAAATCTAGTGATGCTTGTTGTGTAGCAAAAGGGTTTACTAAGTTCATAGCTTTTTGTTTTTGTAGTGTAAACATAAGTCTAGACTTGTTAGCAAACTCAGTAGCATTTGTATCTCTACCGATAGCCATCTCAGCTAAGGAACGACCTCCGTAAAGAGCACCTCTTAGTATATCAGTTACAGATTGCATACTTGTAGCATTAACCCAACCAACTACGTTGAGTGCAGTTGTACCCGGATGTGTAATCAACATACGTATAAGGTTCTGTTGCATAACACCTATACCATCTTCAACTTTATCTCTAGTAGATTTACTTACAGGATCTATTGTGTCCTCTACTACAGTGTTTAGTTTCTGTGCTGGTGTTTTGTCTGGGGCAAGCATTAAGTCTTTCTTTAGTTGAGCTATTGCTTGCCCATCTTTTCCCCAACTACTCATGTCACTTGCCATTTTATTCATAGCTTCTTCTAAAGTATGCCCTTGATTTTCAGGAAGCCTAGCCATTGTATTTTTGTATAGAGTTTCTACTTCTTTCTTAGCACTTTTTGGTAAGCTTAATATAGTCTCTGTTAAGAAGTCAGTAAAATTAGCAAACTTATCCGTTTCTTCATTAGCTAACTGTATATTAAAGTCCAGTAGTATTTCTTTTATACCACTAAACTTTACGTTACCCTCTTGTCCTCCTGAAAAAAAGGCTGATGCAAATCTAGATCTATTAGGATCACTTACAGAATCACTTAACCTACGTATAGTATCCCCTTTAAGTACTTTCTTAGCCCAGCGTTCAGAGGCAGTAGCATTCTTGTTAATAGCCTTCTGTAAATCTTTAACATTTATAGCCTTAAGTATAGCCTTGTTAGATTTAGACCTAGCAGTTGCAGATAACTTAATAGCATTAGCTTCAGCTACAGCGGCATTATCAAAGAAGGCCATAGCTAAGGGTAAAGATTCCTCTGTGTGTGGGGCTTTGTTTAGTAGGCTTAGACCATAAGCTAATGATCCACCGAATACACCACCTACACCTGTGACAACACCTTGTATAGCATTGTAGTCACTCTGCACTCCGCCTTGTTGTAAAGCTTTCTGATATACTGCATCTATAGTAACAGCGGCGGCAGAGTCAAAGGCAGTAGTAGCAAGTATCTCTTTCTTAGTTGTAGTCTTTAGAGCATCTTCAAATGCACCCTTAGCTACCCCTTTAACTTTAGTACCTTTTAATATGTTACCTATAATACGCCGTTCTATCTGTCTAGCTTGAACTTGAGCCGCTTTAGATGTTGCAGCAGTTAGGGTCTTAACTTGTAATTGTTCCTTAACTTCTTTTATAACAGCATCTTTAGCTAATTTAGCGGCAACTTTAGTAGCACCCCCAGTGATTAATTTACCAAAGCCTAAAGATAAAACGTTAACAGGATCTATAATAAGAGCACGAGCATAGTCGCCCACTGCGTCAGCCTTTTGTGTAAAGGAATACTCTTTAGAAAATGCACCCTTCATGTTATCAAACAGTTGATAAGCTTGACCTGCGGCTAACTTATCTCCTTCTTCTGCTTGGTATAAGTGAGCTAACTCTGTGCCTGTCGTTATTGACTGACCGAAGTTAAACTTCCTCATGTGGTTTACAAAGCTATCTATAACTTCTTGCCTACCATGTGTCTTTTCTGTCATGCCAAAGCGTTGCTTCATGTAGTTACCTACAACAGCATAGTTATTGTCTTGCATCAGATCATTGATAGTTTCTGCGCTAGACGTAGGTTGTAAAGCTTGTATGGTTTGAGATACAGGTTCTACTTCTTCTCCAAAAGACAGTTGTCCTTCTGGAACGTAGAATCCTCTACTTGTAGGTTCTTCTTTTTCTTCATCAATTACAGGAGGATCAAGAGAGAGTTGCCCTTCAGGTATATAAAATTGTGGTTCGCCCATATCAGTCTTTCTGTATTTTAGTAGGAGTTAGATCTTTCCATTTTGGATTAGTTCTTCTTACTCTATAGGCTATCATTGTGGCTATGTCGTTAGGATCTGCGTCTGGTATTTTAAGAAGCCTCTCGTCAACCAGTTTTCGTATCTCTTTATCAAATGCCTCTTGATCTGTATCCACTATAGAACCTGCTACATCAGAAGTTTCTGATAATGTCTCTTCAGATTCTGTTAATTTATTTTGTTCTTTAACAGAGTACCTATCTCTTTTTGTTTCCCAGAACTTAAGAGCTGCTTCGCCTAGTCTTTCGGCTGGCTTAGGATTGTCTTTTTCCCACTCGCCCATGATGTCTTTCATAGTCTCTGACATATCTTCAATAGACATTTTTTCTATTGGTGTGGTAGCTATTTCATCAGAGGGTGTCTTCATAAACTTTCCATTTATTTGAACCCAAGTTCCTGCTTCAGCTACTGCAAAAGCATCATCTTCAGAAGAGTATACTACTATTTCTGACATAGGAGGTATAGATGAATCATTCTCTTTTATCTTATCATAGTTTGCTTTTATTATAGCTTTTCTATTACCGCCTCCACCATCAATTACCTTAGCGTTAGCCCCTGTAACTATAGGCTCTGCATCATCACCAAAACTAAAGTTCATATACTTTCTTGTCCAGAAGGGGTTATTAGTTAATGCACCGGGGAACATTTTCTCATAATCCATTACCGCTTGACTTGTATCAGGTAATAAGTTAAGTAGTTCTTGGGTATCTTTTGACGCTACTGCTACCTCTACTTTTGCATTAAACTCTCTTTGTTCTTTTGTTAGTTTTGCATAGTCATCCGAACTAACCTCATAAGCTTTACGTCCTATGTTTAATATTTCATCTTCTATATAACCAAGCATCTCACGATTTTGATTAGGATCATATACCTTAGGCAACAGGCTTCTGTCTACAGGTAGAGGGGCTTTCAAGGAAGGTGCAGAGCTACCCATGATTCTCTTATAATCATAACCTGAATAGCCTCCTGCGTAAGTATCTGTCATAGAAGAGTTTGCGGCGTTTGCATCTAGCCCTAAGAAAGACCACATTCCTCTCTCTTCATTCTTCTCTGGATTATCTGTTACACTATTCTTATACAAACCAAAGGACTTTTTAATCATATCATTGTATGTAGTACCGCTAGGTCTATAGTCTTCTGCCATAATTACATACTCGTTAAGTTGTTTCGTACTTAACTCGTTAGGCTTGAAGTCTTTTATTGTATTATAGAATATAGCTAAGCCTTGAGGGCCAGATGTATCTACTAAAAAGTTTATATTTTCTTTAGTCATACCTCTGCCTTCTAAAAGCTTACCTATAGTGATAGCTTTGTTGGCCTCTTCCTCTGTCTTCCTAACAGCCTGTGTACCGTAGGTCATGAGGTAGTCACGATCTTTAGCATTCTTATCTCGGATATACTTCTTACGTTCTGTAACTCTATCAGCCGCTGTATTGAAAAACCCTGATGCAAAACTCATATTATATACCCCTACTCATTAGACCATTGCCACCATCGCTAGGCTCTGTGTCCATTAATTCTTGTTGATCTTCTTCTTGTTCAGGAGTAGCACTCTCTTGCATAACCTCTAAGCTTGACTCTTCTGGTGAGCCTAAGGCTTCTGTAGTATCACGAATAAAGTCTTCGTCACCTTTACCTAGTTCTTCCTCAAGCCTAGCCATCACTATGTCTTTAAGTTTTTTCTCTTGTATCTCGTCGTCAGTGTCATCGTTAGCGAATGTCTCTTTAAACTTAACACCTGCAGTATTACCCATGTAAACTAACTGCTCTTCAATAACAGGAGCAATTAACATACTAACGTCAATGCTATGCATACCACTACCTACTGCACCCGTAAGAATACTACGAGTTAATACATCAACAGGGAAACCCATTTGCATTAAGTGTAGTACAGAATCTACTATAGGTTTTTCTGATAGCCTATCTAAATGAAACACTACTGCCTCATCAGGATCAGATATTTCAGGAGGCCTCTCCCACGCATAGTCGTTAGGTTCATCAGTTAAAGATTGACCGGGGATTGGTGCTAATAGTGCCATTATATTATATACCTTTTTAGATTATTATCTTTTGTAGTAAGCAATTAGACTAGCTTTGGTGATGTCGCCGTTATTGGCACTACGCCACCCTTTATTTGCTTTCCATTCATCAGACCCTTTAGGATAGACTACTGTATCACCGCTTTGGTTTTTTAATTCAGAGGCTCTGCCGGGTGCGGCCTGATACAATGCTAAAGGAATGGTATTATCATAGTTCCATGCTGTCAAGTATGTATCATATAGAGCAAGTTGTTCTGTAGGAGATTTGTTAGCTATAGATTTATACTCTATCCCTGCAAACTTTGCTGCGCCTTTTCCTATTTGAAATAGGCCTTTGTAACCGCCTTTATTTGTGCCATCATATTTCCAATCTTTATTCTCGCCATTGATAACTTCATATACTTCGTTGGGTGTTATATCAAACTTCTCAGCAAACATTTCTACAGCTTCAGGGAACTCGTCATCTCCTGATGCTTTAACTAATCCAGATATCTGTTTACTAAAGTCTTTTGTAGATACAGGTTTAGCCATAAGAGAATCTGTAGCACTTGAACGTTCTTCTAATTGTCCAGATATTACTTTAGGGTTTACTTCTACTTCTGGAAAATAAGCTACTTCCTCTTTTTCTGGTATAAGATCTGCGGCTTTACCTACTTTAGCTACTGCTGTTTCTTCTGCCGCACCTCGTATCTCACTAATCCAATTCTTAGCAAAACCAAATAGGTCAGATGCTAGACTAGAATCATCGTCTTTTTTATCTTTACGATTTCTTATAACACCTGCCTTAGATCCTTTGTCTGCGTCTGACTTTAGTTTAGCTACTTCAGACTGTGTGTCAGAAATAATACGTTGCCCTAAAGAGAAACCTTTGCCTGTAGTTTCTGATGAAGAAGATTCCATGTCTGCTTCTATAGCAGCAGTTATCTGATCTGATATTGAGCTACGAGTATTCTTACCACCATATGCCATTATTTATTTACCTTTAAATTACTTATTATTTAACCAAAAACTATAGAGGCTAAGAAGCTACCAAACGCACTAGATCTTTCTGCAGAAGCTTGTAAGGCTAGTGCCTCTTTCTGTGCATCAACTGTCATCTGTGTGAGTAGGATGTTGTTAGCTCTATCTGATGAACTCTCTGATGACTTCCATGCCATAGACATTAAGTCTCGTTCTCTTTGCCAAATCTGATCCATAGTAGATGCAGTGAAAGCATTAGATATTTTAGCCTCCTCTTGGTTAGCTATGTTCTGAGTGTTTGTATTTAGTGTAGCTACGTTCTGTCTCCACTGTGCATTAGCTTGAGATACTACAAGTTGGTTGGTAGCATTAAACTTATCTCTTTGGTTCATCATGTCTACATTAAACTTAGACATAGCATTCTCTTCAGATACACTGAACTGCTCCATAGCATTCATTTGAGAGGCATTAAACTGTTGCGTCTGCGTTTGCATGTTAGCCATAAACTGTTGCGTCTGGTTCTCTGATGAAGCATTAAATTGTTTAGCCGCATTCTCTGCCGCTTGATCAGTAAAGATAGACTGTATAACTGACTGAGCTTTAAACATCTCTGTTTGTTGTAGGTTATTTAAGTTTTGCATATCCATCTGTAAGAAGGACTGAGCATTCTGTACAGCCGCTTGTTGTTGGTTAGATAAGTTAGCCATATCCATAGATGCTGTTGCAGCGGCATTCTGTAGGGTAGACGCTTGAGAAGCATTAAGATTAGCTAAACCAACAGTCTTCATCAACTCTGAGTTTTGTAACTTAGCTTGTTCTGCTACAGTAAACGTCATGTTGTTAGCTTCTGCAAACCTAGCAACATTAAGTACTGCTACTTGTTGGCGGTTATCTAATTCTTTACCTTCTATAGTAGCTTGTATTTGAGCATTAGCTAAGTTAGTCTGTTGACGATTAGATAGTTCAGCCATATCAATGTTACTACGTTGAGTAGCGTTAAACAGTAGAGTTTGTTGCTCATTGTTAAGCTCTATGTTTCGTTCTTCCATTTGCTTAGATACGTTAAACAATTGTGTTTGCTGACGAGCATCCATAGCACGTCCTTCAAGAGCCGCTTGTGCTGAAGCATCTTGCATAAAGGCATCTTGTCTAGCAGAGGCATTAAAGTTAGCTGTTTGAAATGTTTGCTGAGAAGTAAGCATAGCAACTTGCTGTTCGTTGTTTAGCTCTTGACCAACAAGAGAGGCACGTACTTGTAAGTTACTTAGTGCTGTCTGTTGCTCATTACTTAAATTAGCCATATCAACTTGTAAGTTTTCTGATGAACGTGTAATAGCTACTTGTTGTAAGTTACTAAGGTTTATCTTATTCATCTCAGCATATTTAGAAGCATTAGCTAGTGATGTCTGAGTCTTAATATCTAAAGTCTTGTTTTGTAAAGATGCTTTAAACTGAGCATTAGCTAGTACAACAGATTGCTCATTAGATAAGTTCTGTGACTGTAAGTTAAAAGCTTGTGAAGAGTTTTGTAAAGCTACTTGTTGTTCGTTGTTTAAGTTAACAAGTTCCATGTTCTGTGAAGCCGCTGCATTAGCTAGTGATACCTGTTGACGGTTACTAAGGTTAGCCATTTTCATTTGTTGGAATACTTGAGCATCTTGTGCCGCAATAGGTAAAGCGGCTTCCATAGTTGCTTGTATAATGGCTGCCCCTGCCATAGATGATGAACCTAAACCCCTAGATGCCATCGAAGCATTAGCGGCTCTCATAGCCCCGGCTGCCCATGCAGGTGTACCATTATCAAACTGGTTCATTAGGTTAGATAGTTGACCTTGTATGGTAGCTGAAGGAGATACTGTACCTATTGCGGCACTAGCTAGTTGATCTTGAGAGAAACTCCCACGAGAAGCAGAAGCAATAGCCGCTTCATTAACCGCATTCATTGTAGCGGCGGTAGCTTGTATAGCTTGCTCTGCACCTATAATATCTTTAGCAGAAGCTAGTTCGTTAGCACCCACAGTACCTTGAGCAGCTTGTAGAGTTGACTGATAACCACTTTGTGCTGCTTGTGCAGTTGGATACGCATCTACTTTAGCCGCTTCTTCTACTTTAGTATTAGTCATTTCTGCGTACTTAGCAAAAGGTAAATTGTATTGGTCTTGAGCTTCAGCTTGAGGAGTAGTACTATCAAACTTAGCCGCTTCTACATCTGTATAAGACTTAAGCATTTGAGCTGCTTGAGCTTCTGGTATATTAAATGCTTGAGCTGCTTTAGCAATCTCTTCTGGAGATACAATACGTGTACCTGCTTGTACTTCTTTTATATACTCATCACTAACTTGTAGCTTTTTAGCTATTGCTTCTGGTGATAGAGTACCCTGTTGACCTTGAAGTATAGATTGTGGTGTTAGTTGTCCTTGAGCCGCAGTTGTAGCTTGTGTAGCCGCTGTAACAGCAGGTTGAGTAGCTCCTGTAGTAGTCGTAGCCGTAGTAATAGGAGTTGCGCCTTGTGCTATAGCAGTAGGTGCAACTGTTGCTGTAGGCGTAGCCGATACATTTGAGCTAAGCTGTCCTGTTTGTTGAGATAGAGTAGCACCTGCAGCGTTAGGATCTAGTTCAGTTACCTCTGCAGTAGTAGTTAGTGAGGCAGGATCTACTATGGCCTTCTTAACTAGGTTACGAGTACCTGCATCTACTTCAGTTTGGCCTACCTGTTGAGCACTTTGCATCTGAGTGTTTAGTGTGCCAACTTTTTCATTAAAAGCATTAGTAATTTGATCTGCGTTGTAGGTAAGTGCTGGTCTAGCTACAGCTTGTACCGCTTGAAGTTTAAGTTGTAGGCCTCCTATTTCATCTGTACCTTGTATATTTGCAGAGGATATAGCTTGACTTATAGCACTCTTATATGCAGATATAGAAGCATTGTCTGCATCTACTACTGCTTCTGCTTGGTTTAGTAGTTCCTGTGAGGCATACTCTTGACCTGATAGTTCAGGTTTAGATGACGTAAATACGGGAGGAGGAGGAGCACCATCACTCCCTCCACCGAACACAGCATGATCACGGAAGTGAACACTAGGCATAAAAGGATTATAAAGATGTCTGCTCATAATTTAAACTTTCTTGATATGTCTGGTGGCTGGATCATGCAGTCTACGCCAGTTGATCTGTTCTTTTCTTGGGTAAGTATTGTGGTATTCTTTACGTAACAAAGACATAACCTGTCTTGCATGACCGTAGGGTGCTATAAACTCTATACCCCAAAGTTCTTCTTTATTATCTATTACGTAGTCTTTCTCTGTAATGTAGTACTCGTTATTTAAAAACTGTTTACCGGATTCTTTATCTAACCAACACCATGTAATTAGTCCTATGGGTTTATCATCTTGGTAGTATGTACGAATACGATTATGTTTAATAGGAGCTACTAAGTATCTGTAGACATCATCTACGTTGTACACCCTGTGCCATTTACTTTGTTTGAATAACTCAAGCCCATCAGCCAGAGCCTTGTTGTTATCTATTTCCATTACTATAGTTAAACTCAAAACGACTAAAAAGTCAAGGTAATTCAGTCAGCTAAAGGATTATCTAGTGCTCTTTGTAGTTTAGCAGTAAGCCTATCTTCTAGTTCCTTCATAGATGAAGACTGTGATACTCTAACACGTTCTCTTTGGTTCTCAAATCTTACCTCAGCATCGTCAATCATAGTACGTACCTTGTCTTCATTATCACGTACCATGTCTTCTACTCTATCAGTCTGTTGTTCTATACGTAATAGATCATCCTTCAGACCATTCTTAATATCTCTAGTGTACTCTACACTCTCTTCAACCTTCTCAGATATACCTGATACCTTAGCATCCATGACATCCATCTGTTGTTGGTATGCAGTTAGGTCTAACCCTGCAACCTCTTCTATCTTTTGGTACAACGTAAAGCCCCCATACAAACCACCAATTACAGTAGATAAGAAAGCAATGATTGCTAGTACGGAACTAGCTGTTAGTTTTACACCACCAGCTTTTACTTCTCTGTCAGCTAGGCTTTCAATGTTTGTTATATCTACCATTAGTTCTCAAAGTCCATACCACCATTAGCATTCTGTAAGTTCTTTAGTGCCTCTAGTTCATTACGTAATTTCTGTATCTCAAGTCTGCGTTGTGCTAACTCTATCTGATACAGATCATCACAATTTATTCTGCTTCTAGGTTTATCTAAAGGTATAACAATCCTAGCATATACACCTACATCTTTACCACGATCTGATGTGTTCAGACCAGACAGTACACCTGTTGTACCAAACTCTAAGTTTACACCACCACCAACCGCATTGCTACAATCTAAGTTACCTGAACGAAAGCTATCTGATTGATAGTTCATAGGTGGACTAGGTAGTGCTAGTGATAACGAACTACTATCAGCAATAGCTGAACTAGCTACGAAACATAGAGCTAAGGTTAATCTCACGCTGGCTCACCATCTATCCTTGAGCAAATCTTTGATGATATAATAGTAGATGATTCTGCTCTGCGTTTTATCTTTGATGTAGTACATAAGTATGTAGCCTCATCTAAATCTGACTCACGTATATACACAACGAAGTTCTTACGTTCTTTGTAGCCTACCTTAAATATTCTGTACGTTGTAGAGAAAGGTATGTTCTTCCAGTTCAAATCGTATAAGTCTATTTGGTAATACTGAACTTCTTCCCTTGAGTTAAACAAAGACATCTCTGCTTTGACTATGCCAGTGACATGAGAAGGTTTAAGTATAGGGTAGGCTGGTGTCATCTCATGTGCAGAGATAGCAGTAGCCCAACCCATAAAGGCTATGGTTAATTTACTTAGCAATACAAGTAGCCTGTACTACTGCTGTGTATGTCCCACCGGGAAAAGGCTTAGATGCCGCATACGTTGCACTTGATGCTGTAGAGAACCATGTTGATCCTGCAACAGTTAAGTCAAATACAGTTGTGTTATCATAGACTACTTTAGCGGCATCATAACCTGACATACCTGCATCAGATGTATTAGTAACAGATGTTGAACCTGTCCATGTTACACTATCAGTAAGTGGAGGAGATGAGCTAAAGGATGTTGGGTGTGTAATGTTAGCTGTGTAGTAGTTAGCTAGTGCTACATCAAATCTGATTACTGGTAGAACACCACCATCAGCAGGAGTTGTACTAAGTACAGGAGCAGTAGGGTTTCCGTATACACCTGACTTATCTGTTTGTATCACACACTTTGCTGATACGTTACCCACTATGTCAACATTAGCAAATGCTGGTAAGGCACATAGTGAAAGTAGTGCTATTGTATATTTCATTGTATTCCTCATTTGTTATATTGCATGTCTACCATTTGTTCATGCAGTAGTTGTTGGGCTAAATTGTTTCGTAAAGCTTTCTTATTATCGAGTAGTTCACCGTCTTGTAGTTGGGTAGCATCATTAAGTGTACCACCATTTATTTTTGCATTATAATACATATTAATATTAGTTTGTAAGTTAATAGCCATGATTATATCATCTTGACCTTGTGTTTTAAATAGAGTTAACGCATTAGCTGAAGCTGTTAAGCCCATCTCTATACGTGTATTCTCTTCTTCCTCTTCTTCGTCATCTATACGATTACCATCTTTATCATACTTAAACTCTGTCTCCGTGTCTATAGCACCAAGTACAGACTCATCTTCTAAGGCATCATATATTTCTACTTCGGGTATATCAGGTATAGGTTCAATGTATCCTGCACATGATGGATCAGACTGTGGATCGTAACACCTGTCAACTCTGTAGCTATATATAACAGTAGCATCCTCTACAGTACCCTCACCTTCAACTTCAATAAAACCCGTACCCCAATTAGCTGATGGAATATTTGATAGTGGAAAAGACTTAACGATAGTATTTCCCGGTACACCTGACCAATCATCTGTCTCTCTGAATGTATAACCATCACCATTAGCATTATGATTGCCAACGTGAACCTTCATATCATCTTCTGGATTCTTTACTGTAGTGTATCTATAAAGTAATCCGTTTATATCTAACCCTGCTATGTCTGGTAATACAGATGGCATACCCCAACTTAATGCAGTAGATGCCGCATTACCTGATGCACCATAATAGTATGGCTCAGAGTAAGAGTAAGAAGGCGAGAGTACTAAGGATAACACCAAGCCCAATTTTAGTTTCTGCATTGTCATTGAATACATTTCTCATTACGTTGTTCTGATCACGTTCGATCTCTGCTTTAACTGCTTCCATTTCCCATGCTAGTCTAGCGGCATCGCCTACCTTACCATCCTTGGGACATGGAGTACCTGCATTAAGCATTGCATCAAATACTCTTTCGTCTTGACACATTACTGATACTGCGGCTACCTTCATACCCATGTCATACATAGTCTTAGCATTCTTGAGCTTCTCACAGTTCATGTCACGTACTGTACGACCTGCTGAGATGCCCAGTATCTGTGTCTGTACCGCCCCTGCTACACCTACAGTACATAAGTCAGAGTTACTTGCACTTATCTGTGGAGATATAGCTGATGGTGGTGGACTATTGATAGTCGTATCCATTTTGCCATCAGAGGTTACTGTACTTTCTGATTTAATTGTGTCATCAGCATATGCAGTAGTGCCGATTAATAAGGTAAGTAGTATAAGTAATCTTTTCATTTCTTATCTTGTTCTGCCATTCTCTCTACTAGGTTACGAATAGCTTTTATGTTTTCATCAATACGACCTAGAGACACGGCTTGTGATTGCACAGTCTTTTCTATTGTACCGATGCGAGTTTCTTGACGGACTAGATCACGAGCATTACTTTTGACGGCTGAGTCTAATGAAGACACATACCATACCAGTGATATAGTTTGCAGTACGATAGCTATTATTAAGCTAACGGGTACTGACTTGGAGAGATGCCAACTTTCCGTCATGGTTTAGTAGGCCATGTTATATCATTTGGGAAACCTGCTTGTGTTGATAAATTAAGCAAGTCAGTTCGATACTGTGTCCACTCTGCTTGTTTAGCGTCTGTGAGTTCAGCCCAACGTAGAGAATTAGTCACTATAGGGTCTACTTCCTCTACTAACTTCTGGTCACGTTGCCACCTTAAACTTGATGCTAACGCTACATCTAGTTGTGCTTGTGTAGGTGCTTCAGGCTCAACAGGTGTAGCATAAGCCACATAATCTGAACCAATAAGACCAAGCAATACACTGTTGTCTACAGTCATATCTGTATCATCAGGGTTTAGTGTGTAAGGTATCCAATCAAACTCGGGATGGTTAATCTCTACATTAAATGCAGTATTCTCTGCATTAAGTGATTGTGCGTTACGCACTTCTGTTATTGTTACTGTAGGCATAAATTTTTCCTATTATTAAGATATTCTTGTTACTAATATTGGCAAAAATATAACTTGGTAAGTACCACCGCCTTTATTGATAGCCCAATTCCAGATAGCATCACTAGTGCTTTTCCAAGTACCAGATAAAGCAGTGCCACTACCTCCCCAATTCACAGTACCGCCTCCAGAAAATGAAGTGTGCGTCTCTCTTTCCCAAGTTAGCGATGTTGGGCCAGAGTACTGAGCATAAGACCCTGCTTGTTCGCCACTAGGGCTATGTCTTAAAACTGAACCTGCGAAGCTTTCATCTTGTTCTGCTTTAGAAAAGGCATTAAGTGTTGTTGTCCCATCATTACTTACGAAAGCGAACATTGTGTAACCCACTGCACCAAAAGCCGGAACACCGCCACCAGCTTCAGCCCAAGTCAAACCACCTGTATTACCTGACTGTGCTGTGAGCATGTAACCATTAGTAGGGGCGTTAGAAATCTGCATCTTAGCTTCATTAACAACTTGATCCGCTAGGTGTGCTTGATCAATTGATCCAGCCGCATAGTGTTCAGAGTTAATTGCATCGTCAGCAATCTTTGTCCCATCAATAATATCAGCTGCAAGATGTTCTCTATCAATAGAACCATCTGCATAGTGTCTAGAGTTAATTGCATTATCTGCAATCTTATTAGTATTAATTGAATTGGCTGCGTAATGAGCTGTGTCTATTGAGCCATCTACATACTGAGCACTGTCAATACTGTTAGCCGCCATCTTAGCTTGTGTAATATTTCCGTCTGTAATATTGGCAGTTACAATAGCATCAGTGGCTAGGGTAGTTGTTATAGAAATACCTGCTGAACCATCAAAGTTTGCTGTACCTGTAACATCACCAGCTACCGCAATAGCTCTAGCTGTTGTTAGCGTAGCGGCTGAACCTGTTGTGTTTTGATTAAGAGTTCCTACTGTAAAGTCTAAAGTATTATCAGCGTCTTGATAAGTAACTGTAATACCTGATTCCGTATTAGAACTAACCATAGCTCCTACAGTATCGGAAATAACTTCAGCTAAAGCTGTACCATTA